CCCTTCTTTTTTGTTTTTAAAACAAACTTTCCATCCTTCTGCTCAATAGGTAGCCCACGTTGTGTGATCTTTTTGTCAGGGTACTGCTCCATAACAGCTCTTAACTCTTTTTCGTAAGGTTCTTTCAGTTGTTCTTTAACTTGATTAACCGTAGCTTCATCTACAATTAAGTCGCATTGGAACTCACCGGGACCGTCGGGATCAAACTTTGTATTAGGTTCAACCACGCAGCACCAACCAGTGATACCTCTTGTTTGTATATCTTTATGTTTTATTCTAGCTTTTACTGTCATATTTCTCAGTGTGTTTATTATTGGTTATTAAGATAACAGATACTGCTGGCGTTTAACTGCGGACACATCTAAGTCTCCAAGCTCCGGCACATCCGGCAATACTGCTTCTGGGTTGTTGTTGATTTGCTCCATTCGGAACTCAGTCAGGAGATCAACAGTGAAAGTCTTTGTATACATCTGTCGTACAATGGTATTACATTTTCGTACATTACTTGCGTGGGTCACAAAGCAGTCATGTATAGTAGCGAGGTCAAAGTCAACCTCATTAGCTACTTGATGGACGATACAAGCGTCAAGGCTGTGGATAAAGTTAGCAGTGATAGCGTTCATCTGTCCCTTCTCATCGATAGTATCTGCTAGTTGTTCTGCTTGTATACTTATACTCAGGTTCTGAAACACAGATTGTACTTCTACTTTTTTATACTTACGGTAGCTTTGTACAACTTTAAATCCTGTAGGTGTGGACCAAGTAATCGGTTCGTCACATCCTAATGCTCGTACACATCCCCGTAAATACTTCATCACCCTGTTTACTGGACGACACGCTTGGTCTGCTAATCGATTAACAATCTTACACAGGTAGATAACAGCAGTGAGCATCTCACCAGTCGATGACCAGTTGTGATTCACTCCGATACTTTTAAATACATCTTGTACGAGATTGTAATGAGTGGCTCCGTATGGTCTGTTCATGATGGCAAGCTTTGCTAACTTTCGACTGATGCCAAACTTCAACCAGTCCTGTGCAAGTACACCTCCGTCTGCCTGTAACTCCTCACGCACACGGTCAGCAAACTCTTGGTACATATCATTCGCTTGGTCCTCTTCTACAAGGTTACACGTGCGTCCGGTCTCTTTGTCCCGTAGTAATAACGAAAGGATTTGCATACCGTTGTTGCTACAATCTTGGCGGACAGGAAGATAACTTGTGTATCCATATCCCTCCTCTGTAAACTGCTTGAACTCCAAACAGAATCGAAGGAAACAAAACGGATCCCCTGCCTCGGTCCACCAATCGGTTCCATGTGGGTCATTCGCTGCTTCAAGTATAAACTTCTGACGCTTACCTACCCACTCGATACGTTGATCCCGTGTACCTTTTACGCCCCACATGTTCGCACCGTGCAGAAATATCGACATAACATCCTCTTCATCCACCACCTGCTGTCCGTTACTGAAGTCCAACAAACTTTTCGCTAAGTCAGACCCTTGTGGATGTAAGTAGTACGGAATAGCGTACACTCTACCCCGATAATCACAACGATACGGAAAGTAAAACTTATCCCACTTGCTGTATATCTTGGCAAGGTGAAGGACACGTAAGGTCAAGTAACGCTTGCTACTGTTTGCTTCGTTCATCTGCTTGATGTCCTTTTGCTTCAGCTTCCACGCCCGTAACTCATGCTCGTCCCCTCCCGTGTACCTCGGTTGCTCAGGTATCTCACTAAAGTTAGGTATGTTTCCAACGACTCGCTTGTTATCCCAACACTTTTGTACAATAGATAACATATCATCGTTGATCTGCCACGGTACTTGTTGAAGTTTATTAACAGCAGACATTGCGTGCTCGTAGCTACGCTTGTGTTCCTTGAACCAAGACAACGGTTTACCAGTAAAGAACTCCTGTGGTGGCATGTGCTTCAAGCTGTACCCTCCACCGATCAACTCGTACCAATCAATCGGTTGGTCAGGTAATGCCATCTTGAATACACGAGTCGTCTCCTTCCACGCATCAAATCGTTTGACCCAGTCCGTATACTCACCGCTCGGTACGCAGATACGCTCCGGTTTGTGTCCCTTTTGGCGACCAAGTGCAAAGTCGATCTTCCAGATGCCCGTCTCAATCCGTATCTCTTCAAGTAACCACGCACCCAGTCCCGCCTTACACTTACTATCCCACAGCGTGAACCGTTCCTCTTCGTAGTCGTAAAACTGCTTGAGCTTCATCGCTTTGGATCGGTCGTCAAGGGCGAGTAAGTCACGCTTGTGCGGGTGCATCTCCGTCATCGCTTTGTCCCACCTCGCTTGGTTCTCAAATGCTTTGCCGATCTTGTACGCCATCCGACCAACAGGTAAGTTGAATTGGAGGTTATCAAGGACGGTTTGCAGAGCTATCGAAGCTATCTGATACGGACACATATCAAGGACAAATGTAAGGAACAACGGTGTGGTGTGCTGTGTGTTGCCTCCAAATGTGTACATGAAATCATCCACCCGCTTCCCTAACCTTGGAGCCATGACCCGTAGCAATCGCTTTGCCGACTCCGTCTGAGATGACTCACCCTCTGCTCTCAGCTTTGCTTGTCGGTTACGGTACGCTGTGCGTCCCCACTCCCTCATTCGCCAAGTCGGACCCCTGGTCGCTTTGCTCCCATCGTCTTTACTCATAGGTTCTCGAAGTTATCAAAGGTAGTCTTCGGTTTCATGCGTTGGATGTCTGTACGGACAGCTACTAACTTCCCGTCCTCGTCACGCTCGAATCTTTTCACCTCGGTGTTGTTCCAAAAGAGTTGGTAGCCCTCGTGTATCGCTTTCGGGTCTACCTTTCGCCAGTCTATATCGTGACGACAACTGATGTCCTCATAAAAGCTATCTTGTTGCATCCCGTAGTTCTTGTCGAATGATGTCCGCCTCCGCCTCCCAAAACAGATCGTTAGCGTTGGTGTTTGCGTGGGTCTTGGATGTCTTCTGCGAACAGGTAATCTTCGACCTCCTGTTCAGTAAGTCCCTCAATTTGTTCCAAATGATATTCTCTTTCCTGTCTTTCTTTTTCGGCTTCATTATAATGCTGTTCGTAAGGGTCAGATAACCAAGTGTCGTAGCTGTATCCGTTCATTTAATTAAACTGCCGGTTGCAAGTGCTTGAAAAAATGCAGTAGTTTCTACATCAGGTGTAACACCTCTAGTTCTACGGTATCTTTCATAAGCATTAATCTCCCTATTTCTAATCCTTTGCTTTTCTTCCAGCTCTCGTGTAAGTCGATCACTTCTCTCCTCTCTTTCCTGAGATTCCCTTTCCATTAGCTCTAACTCTTTATCAACAAAATGATTCAAGAACATATCTATAAATTCAGGAAACCTATACTTCTCAAAGTCCTTCACTACTCCGTTTGCGTGATGTTCGGGGAATCCTCCTGTATTATACTCCCTCCACGGATCACTAGGTTTACTGCGGTGTTCAACGCGATAATAACCTGCGTCCCATATAATAGACCATTTATAAGCGTATGAACGATCTATGGTCATAGCGTGTGGATATTTATCGTAGGACTCAAGTTTTCTCACGCCATCTCTTTGGCACTTCCACTCTCTCCACTCTTCAATTTCCTGCTGAGATACATACCTCATAGGACTCCATTGTCTGTTGCCCTTTTCAGCTTCCTTGCATAACCATCTACCGAACAGTCTTCGCTCTCTTTCGTAATCATTCCACCATGCCTTATCCCTCCATCTATTAACAAGTCTAGATTTAGCAATGTCTTTATCGTCTCTTTGAGACCAAGGTTTTTCGTTGTGAAGCATCATAGTTGTGATAACAATTGTTTCATTTCAGCACGAGTCAAGGATACATTCTTACGAAATGTAATCTTACCCCCAACAATGTGATAAGGTAATTCTTCCGGTTTGATTTCTTGGTATACTTTTTGTTGTTCTAACCAAGACTTTTGCTCGGATAGTGACCTAATGAAACCATCACCACATAACTGCTTGCATTGCTCATATGTAGCGTCAAAAAAGTTTACCTCAATGTAATCACCTCCAGACACAAGCAGCTTAAAACGATCATTATTAAATACCTTGGATTGCGTGCTGTAAGGTAATCTTTTTACTAAGTTAGTTTTCTTAGGATCAGACATACCACCAAGCAAAAGCTTAGGATGTATCCACTTTCTTCCAAGAGCTTCTAATTGATTCCAAGCTTTAGCGGGAACCATATCGGAGAACTCTTCTTTTAATCGCTCGCCATAAGTGTAGTCTTTTTCAATAGCTTTAACATATACTTCACCAGCTTTCATGAAGCCATCAATGCCTTGTTGTAAAGCAGTTCTGAAGTCGGTTAAGATTTGTTCATAGGTTAGTTCTAATTCTGTAATCATTTCGGTATTGGTTTCTTTGTTGTATTTTATCTCGTCAGGTATCACCCACGAGGTTCGGTTAAATAAGCCAGTCTTAAAGGTCATTATAAATCCATGCTAGGAAGATCAATCCGATCACGGACAGGCAGAATAGTCCAAGCATACTCATAATATATTCTCCTTCGGTTAAGGTCACAGCGGATTGCCCGTGTTCTGACGAATAACGCCCTCAATCGTTGAAGATCGGTTAATCAGCTCCGCTTGTAGCTCCTCCAGTCTGTCACGGACAGTTAAGTTATC